GTGTCATTAGCCGCAGCACCCGCCGCTAAAACAACGTCTGAGCCATTCGTGGCTGTGAAATCAGCCCGGGCAAGATGTACACCATTGAGAAATACAGACACAAGGTCCGGGGTATAGCCTTGAGTGGTGAATGTAGTTTGATTGTTTGTGGCGGTATATACGTCCCGGCTTTGTGTAGCCTGTGGGGTCGGTATTGTGCCAATGTAACCTGCCATTAGTTTGTTTCCTTATGAGTTAACTATGCCGTACATTGTGATTGTTCCTGTTTCTATATTGCCACTAGAATATAAAAACTGAGCAGCATCAACATCTGCGGCTGAGAGCCTTATAAAAGCGCTATAAGGATCAACATGGTACTGATGGTATACTGCACCACTTGTATTTGCGTATGTGACTGCGGCGTTTACCCTAGTATATTGAGTTAAATGGGGTGCAAAAACGGTGACTTCACCACAAACACCAGTTTCGTTTGCAGCACTGCCAACAGCTTGTGCGGTGATTAACATAAACGCCCTAGCATCATCATAATTTTGATAATCACTACCGCCTGAGTCGTAATTAGTTCCTCCATCAGTACTTGTACGCATATACAAGAAGACATTATCAGTAGCAGGAATTACATTATGAAATATAAATTTGTAGCTGTCGTACTTGGTAGCATCAAAACCTGTAAAAGAAAGGTTAGCTGAACCACTAGCATCAGAAGAAGAAATAAACTCAAATCCTCCACCAATTTTAGTTCCCATGTAAGTTGCAAGCCTAGTCATTGTAGCCTTGCGGTTAGTACCTCCAGCCCCATCGTCAACGATCATAAGATCAGCATCTACAAGAGCAGCACCTATGTCTGTACCGCCATCAATGTCTAGGTCAGCTAAGTTAATAGAGCCGTCAGGAACAACAAGACCACCACCAGTAATAACCCCAGTTACACCTAGTGTACCAGCCATCGTGACATTGACTGTGCCTGTTGGTATTTCAATTACATCTGCGTCAGCATCATTCTTAATAGTAACGTCATTAGTGCTACCCTGCCCTGTGAGGATCAGACCTTCAGCAGCAGTAAAGCCCATTGCAGCATTGTCACCTGCAGCAGTGTCACCTGTAGGCTCCATTGTAGCACCTGCAATAGTGCCACTAAATCCACCACCTACAATATTAGCTGTATCTCTTGCTTTAGTCATTTAATCGCCTCTTATGTGGGCATGGTGGGCCATGAAATTGAATTTGGAAACCCGCCTTGGGCGGGGATATTCCGCAAAGCTGCCCGGTAGGTTTTCCAAGCGTCCGAGATAGTCAGATCGCTTGAAGCCATCCAATCTGTAGCGGCTAATTTAGCATCACGTTCCTCACGAACCTGCACACCAGCCCGTGTGTCTGCACCATCAGCCCATGTCTGTTCTTCCGCATCCCGTGCCGTTTCTTCTGCAGCGGTGAACTGTACGTTTGCACCGTTAATATTATGGAATCTTGGCATGTTATGCCTCCTTTGTTGTTGGTTTGTTCTTATGAATTAACTATGCCGAACATTGTGATTTCGCCCGAAGCTATATTTCCACTAGCAAACTTAAATTGAATTGCATTTACTTCACTTGTAGATAAATATTCTGAGTTTTCGTAGTTGGCAGTACTGCTCCCGTTATAGTGTATTCCATTAGTGTACCTCACACTTACTTCAGAGTGGGCTGATGTATACGCACTTGCATGAGGTTTTTTTACTAAAAAAGTCCCTGACAACCCAAACTCGTTAGTGTCGTTCCCCGCAGGAATCTGATGGTTAAAATTAAAACCTGTTGTATCAACCGCACCATTCATATGATAATTTCCATTAGTAGTGTCGTAACCGCTACCACCATTAGTACTAGCATGAGCAAAAAAAACTACATTATCCGTAGCAGGTTTCACATAATTTAAATAAAACATATAGTTATCATATTTACTTGAATCAAAACCTGTAAAACTAGCAGAAGCAGCACTTGATAATTCACCAGATGAAGCTATAAATTCCATGCCTCCACCAATTTTAGTTCCCATGTAAGTTGCAAGCCTAGTCATTGTAGCCTTGCGGTTAGTGCCACCTGCACCGTCATCTACAATCATCAGGTCTGCGTCTACCAACGCAGCACCAATATCTGTACCGCCATCTATGTCTAATGATGTAAGTGCAACGCCACCAGCACTTGTAGCAATAGCACCTGTTACTGTTATTCCTGTGGCTGTTGTGGCTAGTTTAACTGCATTATTATGGTATAAAGAAGCTGCACCGTCAGCTTCGAATCTAGCGTAAGTTTCCGACCCGTCACTCTTAGCTAGATAAATATTGTTAGAACCACGAATAAGTAAATCGCCTGTACCTTCTTCGGATACATATGAATTAGACCCATTGTGGTAAATCTGCAGGTCAGACCCAGCACCCATTAATATTTTATTGCTATCTCCAAAAGCTACATTACCCGTAACTGCACCGCCGGGATAATTCATAGCTGCACTAAACGTACCACCGGATGCTTTACTTACTACGTCACCTGTTTCGAAGCTACCGTGGCTCACGACAACAATTTGATCACCCTCAGTAGCACCTGTCTCTAATGTAACAGTAGAGCCATTAGTGGCAGTATAGTCTGTGCCATCCACTAGGCGTACACCATTCTGATACACATGCACAGCACCGACAGTGTAGCCAATATTGGGGATACTAGTTTGGTTGGCTGTTGCCGTGATTGTGTGCTTTGTTTCGATTTGTTGCGGTGCAGATACTGCTACCCGGCCACCAATGTAACCTGCCATTAGTTAATTTCCTTATGTGCCATTTGCTATGCCGTACATTACGATCTCGCCTGATTCTATGTTACCACTACTAAATGCAAATTTAATTGCATCTACGTCTGCGGCTGACCTACGAGTAAATCCTGCTGCATAAAATGCACTGCCGAAGGTTGTTGCATTAGCTGCTACTATAGAACCACCATCACCATTTACCGTTGTGAAAGTAGCTAAATGCGGTGAAGCTACAGTAATTATTGAGTTGCAGCCCATCTCACCAGAGGCACTACCTATATTACCTAAACCGGATCCAAGCAAGCCAAACGCAACCCTTGTCCCGTCTCCTACAGAATGCGTTCTGTAATCAGATGAGCCAGCATCATAGCTGCTCCCTCCATCACTGCTAGTAAAGCCATGTAATTGAACATTGTCTGTAACAGGAATTACGTTTTGAAACCAGAATTGATAGTGATCATATTTAGTAGCATCAAACTGAGTAAAAGCTGCATTTGCAGCATCATCAATAACCCCACTAGAAGCAAGATACACCATACTCCCACCAGTAATTTTAGTACCCATATAGGTAGCTAAAGTCTCTACCGTAGTCATACGCATAGTTCCAGCATCGTTGACTAAGACACCATCGCCATCAGCAACAGCAGTAGTACCTCTGGCGGTCCCTCCGTCGATGAGATTTAACTCACCAGCGGTAGTTGTTACAGTATCGAGAATATTTATCTCAGCGGCGGTGGCCGTAACGCCATCTAATATATTTAGCTCCGCTGCAACCAATGTCGCAGCCACTCCGTCGAGAGTGCCTAACTCAGCTTTGGTTACGCCTGTGCTTGCTAGTTCAGCTAATTTGGATTGGTTGCTCATTAGCTATCAATCTCCATATACGACATAATCACTGAGACTTTATCTGCGACTGAGCAGTCTACTTTGATTACATCTCCAGCATTTACGATCAGTTTGCCGTCCAAAACTGAGAGAGATGACCCCACAGGAATTGCGGCATCTTTCACTAAGTGTGCTGTAGTGTTTTGCGTCTGACTTGTCTGGGTGGTTGTACTTACAAGCGTCACACTTGCGGTTACTTGTGAGGTATGAACATTTGCTAGAGTTAGACCGAGAATAACAGCTCTAGTACTGGCCTGAGTAGTGTACAAAGTTTCTGGCGTCCCAGCACTTGCTGGCATTAGATTCCTTGTGATCGTCTTAAATAAATTTGCCATTGTTTATCCTATCCCAATGCAATTGCTAGTGCGGTAGCCTCATCTGCAGCCGATACAGTTGTAGCTATCGTTCCAGCAGAAGCTGGAAGAGTTAAGGTTATGTTCCCACTGAATGCACTGTGCGCTGGAGCGTTGATATTCACGTAATGTGCATTACTTGACTCGCAGTACAAACGTATTGCAGCGACACTTCCTGTGCCTGTGCGTATATCTACCCGACCATCCTGTAGCGTGACACCGCCGCTGGAGCCATTACCGCCAAAAGTGGTGGTGCTGCTACTGCCACTAATTGCCACTGTGCCTGATGCATCTGGGAAGGTAATAGTTCTATCAGCAGTAGGATTGGTAAAGGCTACAGTAGTTTCATTTCCATCTGCACCAGAACCCTCAACGGTAAAGCCTGAGTCATTTAGGTGCATCCCAGTTACTACTGGGCTGGTGATTGTTTTATTCGTTAGCGTTTTTGTGGTTTGGGCAAGATAGGTATCAAACGTATCAACGGTTGTCTGAAGCATTACATTGCCAGATGTATCCTGCGTGACGATGCCATCGCCACCAGCTACCGCTGTTGTGCCAATAGACGTATCTGGATCAGCTACAGTATTAATCTCTGCGCCAGAAGCGTTGAGACCACTGACGTTATTAGATGCCCCATTAACGGCATCGGCATATGCTTTTACAGATTGCTGAGTGGGGATTAGCGTGGCAGAATTACTTGCCATATTATCCTCATCAACGAATGCTGTTATAGTGATCGAGCCATCAGTTAAACTGCCATACGATACAGTACCGCCTGTAAGAGTGCCTGTTGTAGTAATAGCCGACGATCCGTTGTCAATTGCTCCGAAGCCTGACGTGATCGATCCGCTGTTTAAAGCACCCACTGTCGTTACATTGCTGAGTGTATCCAGCGAGGTTTCCATGTAAGTCTCAAAGTCGGTCAGAGCGACCTGTTTCATCGTCCCTGCATCATTCACTACTACACGATCAGCATCTGCAAGTGTGGTGCTAACAGCCGACTTATCGCCATCCATTATCGACAACTCTGCAGGAGTTGCCGTGACCTGATCGTTGCTTGCCGCTGCTAATACGGGGA